TTAGATAAAAAAAAAGGTAAGTAGGCACAACGGCTTACCTACCTTTTCTATTGGTTAATTAATTCTTATGAATACGTTACAACCTCAGCCGGAATACCGATTTGAGTGTTTGCCGTATAACGCATAATTATTCTAACATTCTGACTTCCGTCTAAATCTGCCATATCTAAAACCTTAACTTCGTTCTTGTCTGAAAGTAGACCCGTACCGAAATATAAGTTAGACGTTTGAGCGCAAACCGCTTGGTTGTCATTTAGTCCATTACATACGAATATTTTAACACCGTCAAATGTTAAAGCACCGTTAGTGTACCATTGTGTTCCCTGAGCATTTGTACCGTTTGCACCTAGACCGGCAGCCGCAAATCCACCTAAGGCACGAACATAAGCTCTAGCAATATTCTGAGAAACGTAGATATGTAAATCGTCTTTCCCGTAAATAGTTGAAGGAATTTTGTCTACGATTTTTCCTAACTCATCGATTACGTTTGTAGCCGTTACAGTTGTGCCGGTAATCTGATTACCCGCCGGTGCAGTAGCTAACGCTCTAGTTAAGATTCCGTCGAAATCTCCGACAACACTTCCGTCGTCTCCCGTCCAAATGTTGTTTTCTGTTCTTTCAGCTACTTTAGATGCCACGTAAGCAATCATATAATCTGAAAACTTTGGTGGTAAATTATCAAACGCTGAGTAGCCCATATTAACTGCTTCCCAATCGTCTCTAAAATCCGCTTTACAAAGTTGTAAGTTTACTTGTAACTCTTTCGGTTGTAAAACCACCTCATTAAGAGTAACAGTTGATGTTGGGTCAAAATCACAATCTGCTTCAGAAACTAATTCGTCAGTCGATAATGTTTTTAACACGCTTTTAAATTTTACATTAGGTTTAATAGTGATTCCACCATTGTCTAATGTTACGCCACTCAAAAGAGCTGCCGAAATATATTCTCCGGCAAATTCTCCGGCGTAAGTTGTTGTAATGCTAGTTGTTGTTGCCATTGATTATTTATTTATTTAATTTTTGTAATACTTTGTCCATTGTACTCATTGGACGGTTTTTTGATAATTTTTTTGTTTTTTGTGTTCTAGTCTTAGACGGGTTATGTGTCAAAGGTTTTGTCTGAGCCGACATTTCTTCTTTTTTCTCTTCGTCCTTTTCTTCTTCGCCGTACTTCTTTTTCATTTCCTCGATGTCTTTTTTCATCTCTTCCATTACGGGTGCAATAACATCGACAACCGCTTGTACGATTTCTTCTACTGCCGGTGCTACTTCTTCAGGTGCTTCTACTACCACTTCTTCCTCTTCCGCTTCTACCTCTTCAACTTCTTTTTCTTCTGATTCAGTCGGTGCGTCGTTTATTGTAGCAATAATTCCTACTTCCTCTACGACTAGGACTTTACCGCCCTCTAATGCGTATTCTCCTTGTGGTAAAGGTACTTTTTCATCTTCGGTTACTATAAAGACCGATTGTCCGGCTTCAAAGCTATCAGCTTCAATGACCGTTCCGTTTTCTAAAGTCATTGTTTCTAAAGAAATTTCTTCTTCGATATTTAACAACGCCTTTATTTTTGATAACATTTCTGTCGATTTCATATTTATTAAATTATATTATTTAAATTGCTTAAAGCTATGGATATATCGTTATAATTTTCGTTAATATCTCTATTTATTTTTATTAAAACATCATACATTTCAATACCTTCTTCTATTATTTGATAGCTTTCGTTAGAACCCGGATTGACTCCTAATTCATTTGCCATAGATTCAAATTGCACTTTTAAATTACGAGCTTCTTCTCTTATGCTTTCGTAATGTCCTATTGGTTGCACAATAGTACCAAAAGATAAAGTGTATGTTTCTAATTCTGCTTCTAATTCACTTAATAAAGATTTAATATTTGATTCAGTAGTTTTTACGTTTCTAATTTCACTTATATTATTAGAGTCTAATCCATTAAAATCATTCCACTCTTGAATGTCGTTAGCAACTGATAATTCAACTTTTTCCTTATCTACTTTTTTTAGTCTAGTAAAGACTGTTTTAAGTGTATTCATAACTGTATAACGTGTTTAAAAATTATTTTGCATTTTTATGCTTTTTGCTGAATTATATACCACTCAGTCCCGTCGCACCAAAGTTGTAATCCCTCGTATGGTCTATTGATTACAAAAGGACTTTCATCCCCGTCAATCGTTTCGCCGGTTTTTGCTTTTATCTTAACGTATTTATTTGCTGAAATAGTACTATCGCAGATAAACCTATAAACTCTATTTTGACTCTGACTAGCTAAAGGTAAAAAGAATGCCGAAAAACCATTACCACCCGTCCAAGTTAATTTATAAAATGTTTTGTTAGAATTAATTAAGTTAAACTCTTCTCCATCACTATTTACAATATTAACAGATTCTAAATATGTATTTGCTTCTTTTAAAGATATTTTCCTTGTTTCATCGTCTTGAACAACCGGTATTATTTCTGTACCATTTAATACCTCTGCTCTTGGTAAATTTGAAATTTTAGTATCTGCCATTATAATATAATTTTTGCATTATCTTCTTTTAATAAATAGTCTCCGTTTTCTTGTAGTAAAAAATTGTTTGGTATTTTTGTAATACGTCCTATGCCTTGCGCTTGTAATGTTCCGTCGCAACACTTTCTAGAATATGTTATTTTATCCCAACATAAACAACCACGACGACTATTAGTCGGACTTGTATAAGACGGCGTTCTGTTATTTTTTCTTGGCATTATCTATGCTTTTTAAATAAACTTTTTAGCTTCTCTACTATCTCGTCGGCTTTTTGTTCTTTTTGCGATAACTCCGCTTTATTAGAAAAATACCCCTCGATACTAAATCCTTTTACGACTCCCGTTTTCACAAACTCATTCCAAATTTTATCGTTGTTTACTTTAATCGTACCGAACCAAGTTCCTAACGGTAAATCCATACCATACATATTAGACTTATCGTTTTCTTTATCGTCAATTATCCAACTCTCTACTAGAGACAATCCTTGCACCGGCATCTCGTGTTCAAATGTCGCGTTGTTCTGATTTCCTTTTTGTAAATACATCTGCGAAGCCTTGCGTACCGTCTCCCTAGAAAAGTAAATATGATACTCTTCGTCTCGCTCTTTACGGTATATCATTTTGTTCGGTATTAATAATGCACCGCTTAATAGCTTTTTATCTTTGTCCGTAGCTTGTAGCTTATACTCTTTTTGTTTATTTAATGCTACAAAATCTTCCTCTATTGCGGGGTGTTCTACGATTGAAATAGCATCTATGCCACCGTAAACATCTTCTTCGTCTATAATTAGTTCAATGATTTTCATATTTATATAACGTATTTATTTTATATTTTGCTTATCCTAGACTTGCGGATTGTTGAATGTTATTTTGTAAACTCTGAGCCGTAGTAACATCATTAGCTACAACAAAAGCTTGAACTACCGGCGTGTCCTGATTTGATAATGCGTCGGATATTTGATTAAAAGTACCGCCACCACCAAAATCTATTTGCGGGGGTGTAGCCGTCGCCGTAGATACGGTTCCGCCACCACTACCGCTACCGCCTTTTACTCCTTGGGGTTTTGGTACTGATTTTATTTGTTGTACGGTTTTAAGTCCACTAGCTAAAACAGTTGCCGTCGATACGATTCTTTGTATTGTTGCAAATGGTTCGGGTAATACTGAAGGCGTTTTCCAAACCTCAGTAACACCTTGATAAGTATTTATTGTAGCTTGTGCGACGGCAGCGGATTTTCCGGCAACGCTATTTTTACCGAGTATCTCAGTAAGTTGCCCAAATGTCTGTCCGGCTAATCTCATTTGCTGACTCGCTAAAGCTTGTTCTCTAGCTTTCTTTTTGTCTCCGTAGTTTTTATCTATTGCGCTTAATTCTTTTTGTCTAGCTTCTTCTAAAATCGTGGTGTCTTGTCCGTATTTTTTTGCTTGTTCGATTAAATTAAAATACTTTTCTTGTACGGCTAATTCCTCTTGTTGTTGTTTAGACATTAGACTTTCAAAATATTGGTTTTCTAAGTCCTCTATTTGTTGTAATGCGTTTTGTTTGTCTAAATAGTTTTGCTCGTCTCTAGCTAGTTTCTCTTGTCGTTCTTTTTCTGCTTTATCTTTTGCGTCTTGTATTTCTTTATTTTCTTCCTCAATTTTTTTCTGTCTAGCCGTTTCATCGATGTTTTGTATTGATAGTACAAATCCGGCGTGTTGGTTTTTTAATTGGTCTAGCTTTTTCTGAGTCGCTTCAATAGTCTTGTCGGCATCTTCTTCTACTTGCTCAGGGTCAAATAAATTACTAGCCAAATCATCGAATAAAGACATCGTGTCTTTACCGGTAATCATATCAAAAGTTTTTAATATAAGAGTCAAAGGCGCTGCCACAAATTTTAGAATACCCGATAAGATGTTTTGGTTTCTCTCTGCGGTCTCTACTTGTTGTTTTTTTAATTCTTGTTGCGCGAGTAGTTGAGCTTCTAAGGCCTTTATTGTTTCCTCAGTCTGTTTTTGTTTAAGAACTAAAATATCTCGTTCGCTTTTTCCTTGTAGTTTTAGAATGTTAGTTGAACCATTTAAAGCGTCTAATTGGTCTTGTTGTGCATCTGCAATCTCAGTCGTGAGTTCTACATTTTTACTCGCTTCATTATTTGCGCCGGTTATAAATCCTAATATCTTTTCCCAATTATCCGCTATTAAAGCTAACGCTACAACTAAAGCACCTATGCCCGTAGAAATCATTGCGCCTTTTAATAACGACATTCCTTTCGTTAAATTCTTGACCGCACTTATACCGCCCGTAAATCCCTTTTGAAAATTTTGTGCCTTACCAATAAATCCACCGGTCGCGTCGTCTACTAGATTAAACGCTTCTCTATTACCTTTTAGTTCTTTATTGAGTTTGCCTACGCTAGACGTTACGTTTTTAAATTCTTTTTCGGCTTTTTTAGTACCATTTACTACGAACTCTCCTATTATTTGGAACGACATATCTTTTCTAATTTTAATTCGTTTAATGCGTCTTTGACTGTAGTCGAAAGTTTATTCTTACCCATAGCTATTCGGATATTTTCCGTTTCTCCTTTTGCGTCTTTCAGCATATCTAATATTACTTTTATCATATTAATTTAACACGCTAGGTGTTACGTCTTTAAATTTACTAATCAGTTCTAAATTACTTTTGCCGGTCAATAGATTTGTTTTAATAGAATTTATACTGTACTTCTTGTTTCCTATAATCATTGTGTCGTTTAGATTATAATTAAGTAATACGTTTGTCGGTAAATATGCTTCGTAGGATTCTATTCTTGCTCTCTTACTAAAACCGTTTTCAATATATTGTTTGTAAAATTTTTGAAATAAACTATTTGTATTTGTTTCTCCGGTGTACTCGTCAAACTCTGAGTCAAAATTAATTGTATGGTTACCGTTTTCTGTTACGTTAGCCGGACAATTTATTGTTGTACTACCTAACGCAGTCAAAGGAGATATATTTACATTACGATTAAAAAATATATAAGGCCGTCCGATAATAGGGGTGTTTTCTTTATCTACAAATCGACCTTGTACTATTCCCGTCTCAGCACCATCAAAATTATCTTGCATAGCTACTAAAAGAGTATGTTCAAAATCTATTTTTAACTCATAGTTTTGACCTTCAAATTTATCTACTGACGCAAAATTGTAATTTCCAAAAGTTATTTCGTAGTCGTCTAAATAATCGCTACTCGCTTTTGTTTTTACGTCTGAATACATAAAGTCCACAGTAGAATAAGGAACGACTCTAGCTATCTTATTTTCAGCCGTATCAATGTATTTTGTTATATCGAACTCAGTACCGGAAGACATATAGTCGTCTAGAGTTTGGATTACTATAATATCGTTTTCAATATACGCAGTCAAATTAAACACTTTAAATAAGTTAGTTAAGAAATCTATTATTTTTATTTTAGGTAGATTTTCTATAATAAATACTTTTTCAGGCAATGTAAAATCAGTCGATGTATAATTAGTTGGACTACTAACAACACCCCCAACCACTTCGTTTACTTTAAAAGTTTGTAGAGACATTCCCCAAGCATCGTTACTCCATACTTTTAATCTTAAATCCCAAGTCCTAGACTCGTCGCTCTCTAAAAGTATCATTCCGGAAGTTTGATTTCCCTGAAATGCGTTCCCTTGAAAAACAACCTCGTTAGTCGTAATATCTTCTAAAGTACAATTATACAATGTGGTAGCGTAAAAAGGATTTGAAATAGCAAATATTAAATTAATTTGATACTGAGTATTACTATCAGTCGTTAGCGGTCTAAACTCTGTTCCACTAGATAAAGTATAATCTGAAAGCAATTTTCTACCACCGCGCATTGTTTGTCTTAAACCACCTTTCTCTTTATGTCCCCATAAATACAATTTGTCAAATATATCGCTTCCAAAAAAATCGCTACTAAAAGTTATGTCATATCTGTCTTCTATTGCATTTATAATCTCAGTCATTTTGACTGCCGGTTTTAGATTTCTATGTACGCCATTAAAATCTGTAAGAGCTAAATTTAAGTCATTTGCTACGCCACTCGTTTCGTAATAAAATTCTTCGTTTACTGATATTAAAGGATATGTTATTTCTTTATTACTACTCAAAGCACCATTAACTCCTAACCCGGCTTTTAAGCCATTATTAATATCTTGTATTCTATGGTCGTATTGGTCTAGATAGGTTAGAGTATTTAAAAAATCTCCTTTTAGTATTTCGTTTAACTCTATTGTTTCGCCAAAAAAAGTAACTTTATAAGTATGCGCTTTATTGTCTTTCATTGAAACACCATCAAGTCTTATTTTACCTTTTTTAAATGTAACGCTATTTAATTTTATCTCTGCGTCTAACTGAAATCGAGAGTCTAGTCCGTTTATAATATCGCTATTGTAATAGTGTTTAAATATTTTGCTATTAGTTTTAGACGCCGGTAGATTAAACTGTTGAGAATACGCAGTAAACACTTTGCTAATGTCTTTTATATTTTGGATAGAATCAGTTATAACTACCGACTCGTCGTCAAGTAATTCTAACCTTTGATTCTCAATGTATAGTTCTAGGTATCTCATCTTACATTGTTAATTTTGTCGTATGCAAATTCTATTTCTATTGAATAGTTAATTAGCTTATCGTCTAGCTCTGTTTTATAATCTAGATTTGACGTCGCTATATTTATCGGTAGCGTTTCATTGTTTATTTCAATCCATACAGACTCACTTAACATTAGCTGAGTAAATACGTCGTTATATTCTTCAGGATAAAAACCGGTATTTAAACTCATATTCTCTTGACCGTTTTTAGTATATATTTTTCTTCTATGTTTTGAAACATCGTAAGATCCATTTACTACGGTATTTGATAAATACTTTTCATCTTTGGTAGATATGTTTTTAGTAGACTTTTTAAAGAACCATAGATTCTGCAAAGCACCGTATTTGTTTATAAAAGTCAATTTATATATCGGGTACTTACATTCTTCAATAGTTATTATTTTAATCTTTTGACCGTTTACAAAAATAGTATCTACCGGCGTTGTGTTTGTTTCATTTAAAAACTCAGTTAAACATACGCTACCCTCAAATGTACCGCCGTCGGTTAAAACTCTTTCTTCGTAATCGTCTGTCCCGTTTGCAAAATAGTCTTGTAGATATACAATTCTTGTTGTAGAATCTGACGAAGCCGTTATTTGTGTTGTGCCTACTGTTTGGCCTTCATATTGAAATGTAACGTCGTAAGTTGAATTTGCATCTACTCCTATCGTAACGGCATAATCATTTGGTTTGTAAACCGTCGTATTAGACTGTAATAGTTTTCCGGTATTTATTTCTCTACTCTGATTTTGTGAACCGTCTTCAAAATATCCGTAGCCGTCGAAACCGTCTAGCTGAACAATAGTTTGCGGTGTTTGTGCTACTTCTGAAATTGACTGTGTAATTTGATAATCAACCCACACCATTTGAGACGTATATGTGCCATTAAAATAGACTTCTAGATAGTCGCGCACTAATTCGCTTATTTCAAAAGTAACGCCCTCAGAAATAGCTAAAGTGTCTAATGTATATTTAATACTACCTCTGTCCGTTGTCTGCGTTCCGGTGTAAATATATAGTTCTATTTTTGCTGACGTTAAATTCGTCGCGTTGGTATATATAAAATACGGACTTTTAATATTTATCTTAGCCATTATACTACGGTTATGTTGTTATCTATTAATCTAATTTTAATCTCATTCTCGTAGTCTAACGCTAACGCTTTTTCTAAACCACGTTTTAATTTTCTTTGCTCACGCTCGAAAGGTTTTGTAAAAAATAATGTCGGTCGTAGTCCGGTAAAATATATGCTTTTACTTATTGCATAGACTAGACTTTTACGTTTTACAAACTGTCCCTTTTTATTTCTTATACCGGTAAGTCCTTTTCGTATTACCCATTTATCTATGCCACCTCTTAGAGTCCCATTACTACCTGAGCCACTACCAAATTTATAAGGACTGTTCGGTGCTTTTTGATACCCGCCTTTTATTTTACTAGGGTCTTTACCCTGAACACCTTTATCCTGAAACGTACCGTAGTCTTCCGACAAAAACTCTACTGCAATAGTATCATCTGTAATTACTATTTCATAGTCTAAACTATCTTTTAATGCGCCACTAGATACCGGTGCCGTTGCTTTGGCCTTACTGATTACGTCTAAGGAAAACTGCGTTAAAAGTGCTTCGGTTTCTTTTAGCATATATAAATATTATTGTTTGTCATTATCGTAAAACTAGCAACCCAACCGGCTAACATATTTTCAGACTTTTCGTAAAAAGGTTCACAACTAACCGTACCATTTAATTCGTAACCCTCTCTGTATAATGCACCACGACGCAAAACCTCTGTTACTTTATTGATTACTCCTAGCTGAGTGTTTAAAATGTCTAACTCATTATTATTTCCGTAGAATATATCTGTCGTCTCTTCTTTAGATATATTTACAATATCCATAACCATAATGCTAATATTAAAACTCTGAGTATGGTCGTCGTTAGAAACGTTGTTTACCGTAATGTGAGACAAAGGAAAAATAGTCTGTTTAGATAAATCTACTTTAAATATGTCTCCGGTCGTAACGGTATTGCAAAACGGGTGTTCTAATAACTCGTCTCTTAAAGTCTGTAATACCTTATAAAAATTACTTAATGGTGTTGTCATTTTTTATGTTTTTGTCTATTCCTTTGTTCTGCTAAAGCTTTTTCTTTTTCATATTCTAGAAATGTTAAACAAGTCCTGAAATTTGTTTTAGATATTTTATTATAGTTTAATACATTACCGCTTGCTAATTGGTAGAGTGATTGATACCAACCCCAACGTCTTCCAAAGTTGCTAACTTCTTCTGAGACTCGACTTCCGAAAAGTCCGTCATACTCTTTAATAAGTCGTTCTCTAAACGATAAAAAAAAAGCATTGAACTCATAGCTACGGACAAAGGCATATCTTTCATAGCTTCGTGAAAAGTGTCGCCGTCGTAGTCGTGTATTACATATTTGCCTTTTCTTATTTGTTTAATTGGTCGATACAAAACCGCCATAGCTTGATGCATTGTACTCCAATCAGTTATGAAACTATCTAAGTCTACATATTCGCCCATAGTCATATCGTCTAGTTTCGGAATAAATCCAAACGTCGTATCGCCCATTTTAAATTTAGTTATTAAAGACGGCTTCTGATTTAAAACCTCAGCTATTTTATTGCTTATATTAAACAGACTACTCACTTTCATTTTATAGCTTTCGGATTTTGGTATATTACAAAACACTTCTATAATCTTATTTGCTACAAGTTCTTCCGTAGGATTTTCTACGTCGGTCTCTTTTATAAATTGTTGATAACGTCCTAATGTTATTTCGTCCATACTAGACGGAACTGTTATTGATGCTTTTTTTGTAAACATATCTCGCTTTCTTATATAACGTAAAAATATAATATTTGACAAATAAAAAAAACTCCCATTTCTGAGAGCCTCTTTCCGCTATTAATGATTTAGTTTTCTTGACCGCCTGACCATAGATTTTGGGTGTAGGCTAGACCGAACTTTTCTTTGTATTTCGAGTAGTTTTTTATTATCTCGAAGTAGACCGGTTTGCTTAGTCCACTCATATTTCTAGCTCTTCCGTCGAGCATATTAAAGAGTCCGCTTGTTCGTACATCTTCGTACATTTCGAAGTCATCTTCGGTTACGTTTACTAGGTTTTCTTTATTCATCTGTTTCTGAGTTTAGTGAGTTCCACAACTTGTATAGATTTTGTGTTGCTCTGATTAACATTTCGTCGTTTGTTTCGTCGGTGTTTGTCGTATGCGTGTACATTAAGAATTTTAGATTGTTGAGTAGTGCTTGGAATATCTCAGCGTCTTGTAAGGTCATTCGACTGATACCTATTTTTTTTAGTTCTTGTGCTATCATTTCTCTTATGATTTAGTTAGTACCGATACTTTATCGATTTACTATAATATACAAAAAACTAACGATATACGCAAATATGTTAATAACTATTTTACATATTTTTTATTGAATGCTCGTATGCTTTAACTAAAAGTAGGTGTTGTCTCGGCGTATTTGGTAACGCTATTTTAACTCGGATATTTTTTTTATGTTCTATGTATTTTTGAATAACCATAAGCATTTGTTTTTCTGATTTATCGTACTGCATACTTTCCGTAATTAGGTTTCGATAATTTATTAAAGACTAGGTATCTTAATGCGTCGATTGAATGATTAAAAATATCTACCGGCGTATTTAAGACGTTGCCGTTTTTATCTTCTTTCCATTTATAGTTCCTGAGTTCTTTAATAGTATTGGTACTGTCTTTTGTTACGAGTAGCTTATATCGTTTTAACATATCGATTCCTATATTAATACTATCTCGTCCTTTGACCGCAGGTTTTATATTCCAACCCATTCGATAAATCTCTTCTATTGATTTTGGTTCTGCACTGTCAGCATAAATCTCTTCCCGTCTACCAATTTTTAATCTAGATAGTTCGTTAGATATGTCTCTGTTTGTCATTCCGGTGCGATATACGAGTTCTTTAATATATAAAGTAGTATCGTGTAGGAAAACTGAAACAAGTGTCGTAGGGTCGTTTGTATAGCCAAAGTCCATTCCATATCCTAAGTGCCTTGCGTATGTAGGTATTTGGTCGCATAGCTGAGCATCGAAAATAGTTGCCATAGATTTACCGACTTCTCCTAAGCCGTAAACTCTCCAATAGTTCTCGTCTGTTTCTTTTAAGCGTTCTATCTCTTGAATAATGGTCTCCGGTAAAAAGTGATTATCTAAATAAGTTGTTATGTGAAATTCTGCATCGTCTCTCGTTTTTACTTTTTCATATATCCAATGAAACTCATCTGACGGATTGTAGTCTAGTATTATTCTGCCGGTAGTCCTGAAAACTAACTGTTGCCAATCCTCCCAATTTAACTCGTTAGCTTCATTTATAAATAGCAAATCTCTTTTACGACCTCTAACTTTCTGCGGTTGGTCTAAGGATATAAACTCTACTAAATTATTATTAAGCCTATATTCTCCCGAAGACTTATTGTGAAATGTCTCGCTATAAAGATTATGCTCTTTTAAAATATCAAAGAAATCTCTCATAGCCGAAGTTCTTAAAGCCGGAAATGTTTTACGACATATCGTTACAGTCTTACCGGACTCTTGCAAACAGTAGTAAAAAATTATCCATATTAAGATATTAAATGTTTTGCCTGACCTAGTACCGCCTTGTTCTATTACAATACGTTTATCGGAATTTATAAGGTGCTTACATACTACGTTAGTCTTTATTGTCTTCAACTATCTCTATTCTAAAATGATTTTCGTTACCTAAATCTATTTCTTGTCTTTCAACATATCCACGTTGTTTTCCTTGCGTCTTTAAATAAAAGAAGATACTACTCTCTTTTTTAGATTTAATATTTTCTAATAGCATACTCTCGGCAAAGTCTAAACAAATGTTTTTTACATTATCTACTCTCGCTTTGTAATCATCGTCTTGTCGATACCATTTGTAATGCGTCTCTCGGCTAACCTCAGCTTTTTGACAAGCCACCGATACAACCCCTAGACTTTTTTCTAGAGACTGAATCATTACATTTTTTTTAGTGTCAGTTTTTGTCATTGTAGTTCTGATTTTTTAAGTGCAAACTCTTCCATACAATGCGGACACATTACGTCGATTGTTTGGTCTAAAGCCTGAGTGTTTATATTAGTCATTTGACCGTATATTTTTTCTTCTGTGTCTCCTATGTTTTCAGTCGTAATATCATTTACGTTAAATCCTACTGAATCCTCTAGCCAATTATTTAAATTGATATTAGGAAAGAACGTCTGCATATCTTCATTGTTGTTTATCTCTCGCATTTCTAATACTAATTCCTCATTGTCCCACATTGTTAATTCGTGAGTTTTGTTGTCTGCGATACGATATTCTTTAACTTCTTTTTCTCCTAAATAATCTACAACGATTACAAACGCTTCTTTGTAGTCTAACTGCATTAAAGCAATATAACGTGCGTGTCCGGTAATGATAACATTATTTTGGTCTATGTTAATTGGTTGCGTATAGCCGTATTTATTAATAGACTGTTTTAAGGCCTCTACTGTTTTATCGTTTTTACGAGCGTTTCTCCAATATGGTTTTATCTCAGATAATTTTTTCTTTTGGATATTCATTCTTAAATTGTTTTTTAATTAGTAATTGATTCTTAGTTTCCCAAGACTTTTTATATTCTACGTCTTTAAATAGTTTGCTGAATCCGGTTATGTGTTTTAGTCTAATCAGTTCCTCAGACTCCATACCTAACTCATTACAAATGTCCGCATCTTCCCAACCGTTCTCTAGCATTTCAAATACCATACTAGACATTCCGTTTATTGAATGTTTACCTCTTGCTCGGTTATGCCGGACAGTCGAAGCCATACGGTCGTTTATATCTTTTTCTATAACTACAATAGGTAGACGTCCCATATTCCTATTTAAAATATCCTCATTTGATTTACAAGTCAGGTATCTATGAAATCCGTCCACAATAACATAACGGTCGTTCTCGTCGTCCCTTACCGTAACTACCGGCTGAGTATAACCGTCGTGTAATATTGAAGTGTATAATAACCTCATTTCATTTGTCGCAACGCTATTAGGGTTATAATCATTTGACGTTACTTGTTCGATAGGAACCCAACGTATTCTAGATACCGGCTGAGACTTTAAAGGACTTATCTCAAACAAGTGTTGTTGTATCTTTTCTATTTCTAATAAAAGCTCTTCGCCCTCTAGTTTTTTAAGGTATTTTAATTTATCCATTTATATATTTATTTGTGTCAGTCCAAGCGTTTGTTATTCCCCGTTTCCATTTTCTCCAAGTATCTACGTCGGGGTGTCTCTCATAGTTAATTATTTTTGTAAACTCAAAATCGTTAGCCAAAATTGACTGTACTTGTACTTTATATAATTTATCTTTATGAAATTCAAAATCATATTTATCGTCTAATCTTTTAAACTTTTTTCGGAAGATCAAACGATGCTTTTCGTCTGTAATAAGATTCTCTAGTAAATGGTCTCGGTATTCTTTCCAATCTTTAAACATATAAGGCAGTTTTTTTACCTTTAAGAAGTTGTCGCGACCTAGCCTACCGGCAGTACTTATTCCTGATAATCTCTTTGTAAGCTTGTTCCACGTTTCCTTTTCTACTTCCTCTAAATAATACAAGGACTCGACAGATGTTTCGTGATGTAAATTACTTACACGCATACTCTTTATAGATATTCCGTGTTGAAATTGGTAATCATATATTTTAGTATAAGGCCAATCGTTGTCGTGAATTGATTTCCAAACGTCCGTAAAACTCCAATCGT